TGGGAGTCAAGGTACCTGAAGGAACCAAGATTGGAGATGTCTTTGAGGCACTTGTTCCACCCAGTCTTAACTACGAAGCTCTCTTCAACAAAGAGCCCACTATCAATTCCATCAACCGCATATCGAACACGTCAGATGCAATACGAGGCGTGCAGTTCAAAACAAACACGAACGAAGCGTCTGTACAGTCGTATCAAGACGCGGCTCGTATGTCTGTTGGAGCAAAGATCGAAGTTGTCGAAGACGTGATGGCAGACCTGTGTAAGGCACTCTTAGAGCAGTGCGTACAGAATATGCCCAAGGCTGAAGTGGAGGGATTGATTGGCAAAAAGCTTTCCGAAGGCTGGGCGAATATGTCGCTTGAAGAGTACAACAAGAGGTTCGCGCTCGATATCGTTCCCGGTACGAGTGAGAAACCGAATAGCGTATTCAAGAAGAAAGAAGCGATCCAAGTTGCCCAAGCAATCGGACAGTTTGCCTCTGCCGCTCCTATGACGAGTATGAAGGTAGCACTCCGCGTCTTAGAGCAAGCCTTCACCGAGGTTGTCATCAAGCCCGAGGATTGGGACTTGATGGAGAAGGAAATGGAAATGAATATGATGCGGGGCAATAGTACTGGGGCGGCTGCGCCTCCTCAGCCCGGTCAGAACGGACCTCCTCCCGGTGGGGGAGCACCCGCAGGTGGACCTCCCGGTGGTGCTGCCCCCGGTGGTATACCACCTGAACTTGCCAATCTCCCTCCGGAGGTCAAGCAGCAAGTTGAGCAGATGCACGCTCAGGGTGCTCCACCGGAAGAGATTGCTGCATTCCTCAAACAGGTTATGCAGAAGATGGGTGGGGCACCTCCGGGCGCACCACCTACAGGACAGCCTCCGGGCGGACCTCCGCCCACTGGGAACATGCCACCACCGACCCCAACAATGCAATAGTCGTGTGAGACACACAAGGAGCTTAAAATGGCAGGCGGACTAGACGGCGACAACACTACCGGCATGGAAATCATCAAAGAGTCATTCAATATGACTGATGAAGACCTCGCACCGGCAACTCCTGAACTAGACTGGGGTGATAAAGATACAGGTGACGAGAGTGACTTTAACGAAGCAGAGCCGTCTCGCGAACGCGATACACGCGAACCACGAAGCGATCCTCGCGAGTATGATATCTCGAAGCAACGTGGCCGCGAAGCGTCAGAAGCTCCGCAACGTGTCGATCCTCTTAAGCAGAACACGCTTAAGTTTGATCCACGAGCGACGTTTCGTCAGGATCAAAAGGGCAATCTTTTAGATACGAGGACTGGCGAACTTATCGCCCGAGCGGGCTCTGAGGCTCGTATCTATCAACGAGTTCACAAACAGGCTTCGGATTATATCCGTGCTGCCACTGGCAATATTCAAAACCAAATGCAGGGCGAGCGGCAGAAACTCGACCGTGCTGTAGAAATTGGGCTTGGGTTTGAGAAAGAATTGAGTGAACTCAAAGGCTTTGTGGGCAAACTTAATGCGTTTGACCTCAAAAGAGAAGAGTTCCTTGAGGCTGCACAGTACTTCAAACAGGCTCAGAGCGATCCGGTCAGTGTGTTAAAAAACCTCTTGACAAGAGCTGCAATGTCTGGTATAGATATATCTCAGCTAGGTTTTGACCCAAAAGGTCTAGACCCAAAAACCATTGTGGAGATGGTACGTAAAGAGATAAACCAAGGGATTGAACCTGTCAAGCAGTATACCGCTCAACAGCAGAAAGCCCAAGAAGAACGTCAAACCGAATCCCAATACCTCCAGAAAGCGGAGAGACAAGTTTCAGAGTTCTTCGGAAGAACTAAGGAAGCGTTACCCTTCACTGGTATCTTTCATGCAGTGCTCTCACAACCCCGGTTTCAGAATATGTCACTGGGAGAGATTTGGGATAAAATCCAACTTCACCTGATTAGGAACGGTGTTGATCCACGCAACCCTCCGTCCCGAAGTCAGAGACAGCGATTGAATGGCACCCGTGAGGTTCCCTCACGGAGTCTACCGAATGGGCAGGGTATGGCCCCATCGAGTAGTAACGGAAGTGGTCGAGGCAACGCTGGCCCAGCCCACCCAAGTATGTCATACGACGCAATCATTCGAGAAGTACTGGGCAATAACGCCCGCAGGTAGTCTCGTGTGAGTCACACAAGCAGGTGAAGTCATGGTTCTGGATTCAATCATCCACTCAATGTTGGATCGATCGCGGGCAAAGCTGATCATGGCTTCCGCGATCTCAGGCACGGTCAGTGCCTATCTCCACGCGAAGAAGCGTGTAGTAACTGAGGACGGTGGCCCTCAGATCACCAATCCGCTGATCACGGGACTCAACCCGAATGTTCAGTCTATGCAGTATTACGATACTGTTAGTATCGACCAAACCAACGAGTTTAGTACTGTTGAGTACTATATGTCTCGTGTGGTTGGCTCTCTCATTATTTCTGATCAGGAAGAAGACGAGAACCAAGGTCGGGCTGAAATCTTCAAGATTCTTAAGGGCAAGATTCAGGCTCTTGATGAATCGATCAAGCGCAAGTTCGCCACATATCATACGTCGGTGGGTACTGGGTCTGACCCTAATGGTCTGGGTAATCTTATTCCTGCTGATCCGACTGTTGGTTCAGTGGGCGGGATCAACTTAGGTACCGAGCCTCAGTGGAGGAGTTCATCCTATGATTTCAACGGCACGCTTTCGCCGGAGAACATCGAAGAAGCCTTTGATGATATCATCGAACTCGATCTTAACCGTTCCACCGATGGGCAATCTTCCCCGCGACCGACAGTCATATTCGCCGGTCGTAACATCTACCGAATGCACAAGGCTGCGGCGCGAGACAAGCAGCAGATCCAGCTCAAAGATTCCGGCACAGGTCGAAAGCTTGTCAACCTTGGAATCTCAGGCACCACTCACAACGGGGTTCCGCTCCTCTTTGATGAGAAGCTTGCTAGCAATGACGCGTACTTTGTGAACGAAGAGTACCTCACGCTTCACGTTCTGCGTGGCGCGAATATGAAGATCAAGAAGCTGTCATCTCCTTGGAACATGGATGCGACAGGTCGTCGCGTGGTCTGGGAAGGTCAGCTTTGTTCGTGGAGGCAATACCGCACCCACGCATACCTGACCAACTCATAAGTTGTGTGTAACACACGGAGATTGACATGGCTGTTTCTGGTATCCTCAATGGTTCAAGACTTGCTTATGTGGTTGTCAAGCAAGAAGGCTCGGTCAAACGCGAGAAGCATTTCTGGACCAAAGATGGCATCAAGAAGAAGCTTGTGGATGAGGACGCGGGATACCTTGTTTATTTTCCCCGAGGCCATTCCATCCGGGTCAAAAGTATGTCTATGCTTCGGCATTATCAATTGCACAAGGAACCGAAGATTATTCAGCTTGAAGGTCTGAATGATCCGAACTCTCCGTTGGGCAAGATGTTCATGTCGCAAGACCCTCAACTCCGTGCGGCGAGTTACCATGAGCTTGAACAGATGGTAATCAATCTGGCTGAAGCCCGTGGCAAGATTGAAGTAAGTGATCATGTTCCACGCGACCTCGACGAAGATGAGCGCGCAGCTTAAAGGAGAATGAAATATGTTTCGTGATCGTCAAGGCTTCATGCAAGGGGTTAGCTGCTACGTCCCCGGTATGCAGTACGCAAGCTCGCTTAACGCGAACGAAGGCAACATCGTAAGTCTCGGACGGCCTTTGGCCCCCGGCACTCCTGCAAGCATTAACATCCCGGCCAACGGGTCAGGGTATCTGGGTGATCCTTTGGTTCTCACTGATACGCCTTACGGACGTAATATCACTGTGGCCGTTACGTTGGCTCTTACGGGCTCGACGCTCGTTCGTGTCTTCGGTGAAGACTACCTCGGTCAGCCTCTTCAGGAAGACTTCGTGGTGGCTGGTGCAACGGGTAAGAAACCGTTCTATCGCATCCTTGGTGCCCGAGGTATGCCGGGACACACAACCGCAGCCGCGACGATCACTGTCGTTCGTGGTGCGAACCTGAGTCTACCGTGGAAAGGCTCCGTTGAGTGGGCTAAGGAGAACAACGTGTTCATCGATCTGGCGTTTGCCAAGATCGTGGCACCTGATCTTACTGACCCGGCCACTGCCACCTCCGGTGATCCGAGAGGTCAGTACATTCCCACAGCCACGCCTGACGGTGTTAAAGAGTACATCGTTTGCATTCGACCCGATACGAGTGTGAACGCGAATAACAATGGTGGACTGCACGGGATTAAACAGTTCGCGGCGTGAGGTTTGTTCCATGGCTAAGACAGTACGAGAGATCGTTACCGACGCTCAAG